CCTGTCGAAGTAGTTACACCCGTACCACCATTTGCAACGGGCAGTGTGCCTGTAACACCAGTAGCAAGAGGAAGCCCTGTAGCGTTTGTAAGTGTGGCCGAAGAAGGTGTGCCCAACGCTGGAGTAACCAACGTAGGGCTATTCGACAAAACAACAGACCCTGTGCCTGTAGAAGATGTCACACCCGTACCGCCGTTTGCTACAGGCAGTGTGCCGGTTACATCGGAAGTTAAATCAATTGGCAGTTGAATCAACGTGCCAGTCGTATAGGCAATAAATTCAACGATGTCCCCAGCAGTGGCACCGGTCGCCAAAATAACCGAGGTTCCGTTGCTTGCGGTGTAGTCGCTTGCATTCAACAGCACGCCGTTGAGGTAAACCTCAACATAACCAACCGTGTATGTAACGCTGAATGTTGTTTGAGACGCAGTGGCGGTGAACGATGTTCGGGTGTAAGAGCCTGATGTGTTCAGTGCTTCTGCCCAAGTACCATCGCCACGCCAGAAAGTGCCGGAAGAAGCGTTGGTACCGCTGTTCAAGTTGGTCACAGGCAAGTTACCTGTCACGCCAGTGGACAGCGGGAGGCCGGTAGCGTTTGTTAACGTTGCGGAAGAAGGAGTGCCGAGAGCAGGCGTTACAAGTGTTGGGCTATCAGACAGCACAACAGAACCTGTACCAGTTGAGGAAGTTACGCCGGTGCCGCCGTTTGCCACGGGCAAAGTGCCAGACACATGAGTGGCCAAGCCAATCTTGCCATAGGTGGGGGCGGACCCAACGCCACCAGAGATAAGTGCGTTACCTACCGCAACATCAGCTAACTTGGCCAGTGAAGTTGTCGTATCCGCGTAAAGCAAGTCCCCCACAGCGTAAGAGGTGTTGCCAGTGCCACCGTAGCCAGCAGCAATAGTGCCAGCGTTCCAAGTGCCAGCAGTAAGAGTGCCAACGCCAGTAATTCCTGTGTAAGACCCAGTAAGCCGACCCGTCGGTAGAGTGCCAGAAGTGATGTTGCTTGCATCGGTTGTGTCCGTGGTGGCAGAAGGAGCCAGACCTGTAATGTCAGACGCGGCTGGTTGCTCCCACACAGGCGCTTGTGAAGCAGAACCCGTACCTGTTTGCCCCAAGAACTTTTTGGTTGTACCACCGTTGGTAGCAGGGAGCGAGCCTGACACCGAGCCTGATTGGTTCAAGGCAACTGCGTTCCACTCAACGTTTGTACCACCGGCGTTCATCACCAGAGATTTATAGGCCGAGCCAGCGGCCAACTTACCCCAAGTGTTTGTGCCTGATCCGTACAACAGATCGCCTGTTGTGACTGTGCTCGTGCCTGTACCGCCCAAGGTGGCAGCGATGGTGCCCGACACGCTGATCGTTTGACCTGTTACGGTAATGTTTGTGCCACCGGTGTAGTCAACCGAACCGCTGAACTGCGTGTAGGTCAACGTGGTGTACCCAATAATCATTGTATTGGGCTCGGTGGTCAGGACGTGCGAGTCACCAGCGTTTAACGTACCCTCTTGGGTGAAGAAGTAGTCGCCTGTACCCAAGCCGTCAGGGTTAGCCGGGTTCACTTGGTTGTTGTCAGTTGCACGAGTCAGCACCCAATTTGTTGAGCCTGAACCCACAGTAGTGACTGTATAGACGCCGTTTTCGTACCCGGTGGTTTGCAAACGCACCATGACACGGTCTGCCACAGAAAGGGAGATTCCATCAACAGACAACGCTGCTTGTGCGCCAGAGTTGGTTAAAGTCGCGCCTACACCTGAGTTTGCGCGTGTGGCGTACGTCAGCCCTGAAGCGTTGGTCAAGCCTGTGATTTGCGTACCATCAAAAGTCAGTGATAGAGTTAACTGGTTGGCCGCTGGTGTTGAGAACACAAAATACGCGGTGTTTGTGGATAGGCCGTTACCGGCAGTGCTATACAGCCAGATTTGATCGTTAACAGCCAACCCGTGGTTTACCGATGTGGTAACTGTTGTACCGCTGGTAATAGTTGTAATGTTGAATGTCGTACCGCCCTGCGCATATGTGGCGGTCAAATTACCCGTTGTCTCCACGCGCACAGGATCGTGAATATGCAAACCCGCCGTTACTTGGTTGTCAACGTATTGCTTGGTCGCTGCTTGCAACGCGGTTGTTGGGTTTGCGTTCAATAACACAGTCGAGCCAAACGCTGCCGCACCGGTCACATCCAAAGCAGCACCAACATTTACATCACCAGCGGTTGTAAGCGCCTTTGTTGTCTTGTCAATACGCGCGGCCTCATCAGCCACATCAACACCGCCAGCAAACAACACCAAATCATCGGTTGCGCTACCAACAAACATCTCACCACCGTCGTTGAACGCGTAGGCAGAATTGGGTGTGAAAATGGGGTATGTGGCAGAGCTGTAGTTTGAGCTGTTGATACCGACGTCAACAAAGTTTGTTAAACCATCGCCAAGGTCGTTATATGCCACAAGGTCGGCAGAAGCTTCAGAACCATCATTCAAGTTCTGCGCGTACATCTGGGCAAACGAATTGACGTTGCCATACAGTTCAGCAAGGACCGCAGAAAAGCTGGTGTACCCAGTAACGCCACTACCCACAACAGTCAATGGGCCACCGTCAATCAGCGTGTTGCCATCAGGCTCTTCAAAGATCGCACGTTCGGCAGGGTATGTGACAAACACATCTTTAGCTCCAGCGCCAAAATTGATCTTTGTGCCGCCGGTGCTTGATTCATAAATAGTGTCGCGTGTCAGGGTCGGGCCAGTGGTGGAGTATGTGCCCTTACCAACTTCCCAAGCGCCAGTAGCGGGGTCAACAGCGGCGTAGTATGTGATATTGCCGTTACCGACAGCAGCGAATGATTGAAACCCGCCAACAGCACCGGCCAGCGTAAAACTACCTGTACCTGTTGTATTGGTCGTTTCTTTTACTCGATCTTTTAAGACGATTGCCATGTGCTGCCTTACGTTTGTGTCTTGATGCCTTGCCACGTCGTCGGGGCGGCATCGTTGATTTGTGCCCAACCAGCCGCCTGCGCGGTATTCACCGACCCCCAGTTAGCTGTTTGAGCATCGTTGATAATGTTCCAAAGAAACGCGCCAACGATCTGATCTGCGGCTGTTGCACCAGCCTGTATGGTAGCAATAAACACGGCGTACGCCAAGATGGAATCGACGGCAACCACGGTATCAGAAACAACTGCATTGAACACGGACGGAGCCACCGTAGCGGAATCAGAGGCCGTAGCCAATTCAGCCAGAGCCACAGCAAACGCAACTTGGGCCGCTACTGTATGGTTGGCAGATACCCCTTCAGCAACACTCGCAGGATATGTTGGCGTAGACGATACAAGGTCAATTGCCGTGGAAGTTTCTGCCACCGCCGAAAGGTAGTCGATAAACGCCCGGAAAGTGTCGCTTGCAACAGATGTTTCGGCTACCGCCGCAAGAGCATCTACCAGCACAGTAATGGTGTCTGCGCCTGAAACAGTATCAGCTACGGCAACACCAAAATTGACCAACGAAGAAGTTGACTCGCCCCCTTGTGCAGTGCTTACCACCACTGCGCCAAAACTAGAAGGAGCCACATCAACTTGGTCGTCCCCCACTGCGCTATTTGCTACTGTGGCGCGGAATACCGACGCAGCAACATTTACAGCGTCAGATGCTGAAGCAGTGCCTGTGTTAACCGCCAGAAAACTCGCCCGAGCAGACGCCAAGACGGAAGCAACAGCAGACTCTGCAACAGCAGACTCATACAGTATGCCTAGACTTGAAACGTCAAAAGGCGCGGCGGATATGGGGACGTACCCAAGCATGGGCCACTCCCCGTTTTAAGCAGCGTCGAGGCTGAAAGTGTATGTAACGTTCAATGTATCGCCAGCCACAACCACACGATCACCGGGAGATTGAAAGTCAGCCTCAGAGAATAATGTGCCAGAAGTGCCACTGTCAACAGTACACAGGAACGCGCCAGCCACAGTACCGCCACCGCCAGAAATAGTGAACTGGGCGACAGAGGCTGAGTTGTCGATTACAGATGGATCGGCAGTTGTTGCGGTACCAAATGAAACAGCCTTACGTGCGCCAGAATAGTTGCTGAACTCAGTCCAGCCAGCATGGGAAGCCAAGGTATCAGAACCGGAATATGCAGTGCCAGAACCGGGACCGGTAATCAAACCCAAGTACCAAGCGGCGGTGTATGAGCTGCCCTTAAAGAATTGGGTGTTCATGTACTGCAAGCCGGTGTTCACAACGAGGTTGTGGGTGCTTTCTTCCCACTTGAGGTTGCCGTCTTTGTCAAAGCATTGGAAGTGAAATACACCGCCAGCTTTGATGCGCTCATCTGAGCCTTGACGGGCAACAAGCCCTGCGGAAACTTGATCAATTGATTTTGCTTTTTCGATAGACATAAATAGCTCCTTATGAAATTCGGATAAGCGCAGATGTACTGGTGTTAGCAGGCATGGTTACGCTGAAGGTTGTGGTTGATGTTTTATCGTTCCCAAAGTCCAACACGCACACAGCGCCGTTGTCACCCGGTGTATAAATGAGAGCACCCCTAGCTGTCAGGGCTGATGTCCATGACGGCGAAGAGAAGTTGATGTATGTAACACTGCCGGATGGAGTGGTGGCCGAAGAGATAGTCGCTGTTACGATCTGACCGCCAGCGGTGTAATTGGTTGCAACAACTTCGCCTGTGGCGGTGTATGCCGTAGTCTCTTGGTTCAAAGTGGCTGCGTTGGTGTACAGCGCCAGATAGAACGTGTCAGAGGCAAAGTTAATCGTGCCGTTCACTAGACCAGCACGAAGTGTGTTGCATGAATAGTTGCCTGTGAAAGCCATCAGGTCACCGCCTGTCTATATTGACCAGAACGGTATGCGTCCTGACGCTCCATGCCATCGCCCAAGCGTTTGGCTAGAGCAAGAGCCTCTTGGTATTTGGTGTTGTATAACGCCACCATATCGGCCTCGCCCTTCATGAAGGTGTAAGCCTCAACCAAAGATCCGTACAAAAGCACAGAATCAAAGTTGTCACCCAGCCATGTACGACCATCCGCAGCCACCGTGATTGACTCAGGATAGTAGTAGTAATGCAACTCAACACTGTATGCTGCATCTGGTGTGGGACCCAAAATGAATGAAAGCTCGTCAGTAATGACGGGCGTTGCATCATTGGTAGTTGTTGGTCCAAATAAAGCGTAATACTTTGGGATTGCAGTATCAGTTGGTTTTGGATAGGCTTGACGAATAAAGTTCACATCCTTGTTCAACAAATACTCATATGCACCTGTGGCATCAATGACCGCCAAAGAATAGACGGCCAAGAAGTCGTTTGGAGCTGAAAGGTATTTGTTGTTGGTTGTGGTTGTGCCTGTGACGTTCTTACGCAACGACGGAAACTGCACCGAGTTATAGATGCGCTGCTCCGCTTGCGTAATGAAAGTGTTGATCTGTGTCGTTGCAGACACAGAGCTTCCATCAGCAAGATAAGTCGCCGGAAATTGGTTTTCCGTGTAGGACTGAATCGCTGCGTTAAGTTCGTTGTAGGTCATGCCATCGGGCCTCGTGCAATACGACCTTTGGTAGCGGCACCATTGCCACGGGTTTCAATACCAGTGGTTTTGATGGGCTTGTAGTTGCCTTTGCTAACAGTGCCAGCAGATGGGTTCAGTTGGTCAATGACCTCACGGCCCTGTTCCACTTTAGTTTTAGCAACAACCTTTTTGCCGGTCATTGTGTGGGGTTCGGCATAAACAGAAGCGGGTCCCACTTCTTTGCCGCCCTTTTTCATACTGTATTTAGCCATATTAGACTCCGCGAGTGGACTTCTTGAATGAAGACTGTTTTTGGTTGGCGACTTTAGCCAAGCCGCGACCCAAGGTGCGCATCTGTGCGTTAGTCTTGCCGCCCTTGGCCAACTTGGTCAAAGGCTGGCCGGGGTGTTTAGATTTTTCGTGCTTGCCAATAGCTGACTTAATCATCTTCTTGTCCTGCGCGAGGTCTTTTTTCATTTCGCTCTTTTCAGAGTGCATTTCCATTTTTGCCATGTTCGACTCCTTATGTCGTTGCTACCGTTACTGTACCTAAACTTATGGTTAAAACCAAGTTGTTTGGTGTTAAACCATCGTCGTAAGATTGCGATCCACCAACTGGATACCAACCCCACTGGAAAATGCGACTACCGCCCTCCAATGTGCCTTGTGCATCTGGGTCTGGATCTGGACTGCTTGTTTGAACAAGCTGCAAACCAGATAGACCTGAAATCACATAGCTGCGATCTGGGCGGGGATTGCGCAGACCTTGTGGGTCATCAACCGGAAACTCGCCCAAATGCAACTGCGGATGGTCTGGATCCCAGCATTCCGGGCAGACCAACAGCTCGTAGTTACGACCCTTAATGACCTCTCTTTTGAGTTCTTTAAGTTTGTAACGACCGTCGCAGCGATCGCACTGCGCAATCGCCCACTTGCCGGATGCAAATCTATTTCCCATTACATCGAACTACCAATGTACTGCTGGCGCGGGACCAAACGCAAAGCTGCCTTTTCGTGGTCTTCGTACGCTGCCAGCTCCCAAGCCTCGTCATATTGCTGTTTCAACAGCATGATGCGCTCTGCACCCTCTGGAATCTTGCCAGCGATGTAATAGGCCAAGCCCGCTGCCATGCAGGGGATGAAACGGAATGGAACGTCAGCGATGTTTACACCGCCACCAGCGTCTTGGGTGCGGCGTAGACGCCAATATGCAAATTGGTAGGACTGTGAGCCGTCCGGAGTCGGCCAGACGGTTATAGCGGGCAGCTGAGTCCAGTAAACGGTAGTCCCGCTTATGTGCGATGCTGCCACAGTGTTTTGCTGTGCGCGGAAGCAGTTATACAGCGTGCTTCCGTCGATGTAGCCGTAGTTGATGATCTCGTTATCCAGCTTGATGAAACCAGATGCTGGCAGGCCAACTGCGCTGTCCAGTGTGATCTGGGTGGCGGTCGATGTGATTGCGCCAACGGTTACCAAGCCGGTTGGGCTGGTCTGATCGTTGTAACGCTGAATCCAGACCTGAATGGGTCTGGCTTGCTGTAACTTGTTTGGGAGTGTTGCGTAAGTAGAAACACTAATACGGGTGATGGTTAGGTCAGCCTGAGTGGCTGCCACATTACCGCCGGTGCGGATCACATGCTCCAACAGATCGATGGTGTCGCCGGGCAGTGGATATGTATTCTGACCCTGAACCAAGTCAATGATTCCGGGTTCAATGGTCCACATGTTGATGCCACGGTTAGCCCAGTCGGCAAACATGATGTTTAAACTGCGACGTGCTGTACGCAGGTCATAACCGGAACGAAGCTCCCGACCGGCGCGTTCAAACGCCTCCTCGACCAAATCAGTCAGGTCGAGGTTAAAAGAAGAGGTTCCGGATGTGATTGCCATTTAAATGATCTTTCCACGGGTTTTGCCGCGTGTGGCAATGCCATCGGCACGGCTAGATGCAGAATTAACTGTACCGCCATTTTTACGGTCTAGCATGCGCACATCTTTGTTTTCCCGGCTGCGTTGGGTAGGGGGTGGGATGCGCTCTTCCTTCTTCTCACCCATGTAGGGCAAGTAGGTGATTGGCACTTTAAACTCTTGCGACTCTGGCGTTTTTTTACTATCGGCCATTATCTGAACCCCGCTGTTTTCTTTGCTATTGACTTAGGTTGGGCTACGAACTGCTTCCCGGCTTTTTTGCCAGCGCGTTTTGCACGCGTTGTCGCAGCGTACTCAGCAGGGCTGAGACTTTTGATTGCAGCTTCAGGAAGGTATCTTTCACCTGTTTTACTAGACGGTTTTCCACTTTTGGTCCTCCATTTCTGGTCGCCCCAATTTTTAAGCGATTGTTGCGGCGCTTTCATGTCAGTCTCTGTATCCACCGCCGGCGGCTTTGTATTTCTTTGCTACCAACTGTGCTTTACGGGCAGACCATTGGCCTGCCTTTGTGCCATGAGTGGCAGCTGCTTTCACTTGAGCAACAATTCGTTTACGCAAGTCGGGCTTCGTGTAGTTGCCAGCCGCGTTTACACTGCCGCCTTCGGCGTACATTTCAACGTCGTTCGGGTCATCCTTTCGACGGATGACCTTCTTCTTTGGCATCTTGGATGGCAGGATCGCTCCCATCCCACGGCTCGGCATCATTTTTTGTACATCCCGCCGCCACACATGACGATAGTGCCTTTGGTCTTGCCGCGTTGAGCAATACCATCTGCGCGAGATGACGCTGTACCGCCGGAAGCTTTGGTCACAACAATGCCTTCACCCAATTGCTCGGGCATGCCTTTTTTGGAGGCTTTTGGCTTGCGTGGAGCCACTTCTGGATCCATTGGGGGTTGACCCATATCTGCTGTGTAAATTTTTTCTGCCATGATTACCTCATAGTTCCGCGAGTTTTGCCACGTTGTGCGATGCCGTCACCACGGCGTGATGCTGACACTTTGACTGATCCGCCAGAAGCCATCTTCTTGACTTTGCCGCCTTTTTTGAAGCCAACTGCACCGCCGGTCCAATCAGCTTCTGACAACGCTTGAGCTGCAGGTTTATTTTTAACTTTGGTTGCCGTTTCTGCAGCCGCACGTGCAGCTTGAGCTTCTGCTGGGCTAAAACCTTCTGCGGCACGACGTGCTGCTGCCAGCGCGTTGTATTGCCTTTGGGTCATTTTCCCGACATAGCCGGGGATGCTGAGTCCTGCGGTAGCGTTTAAAGTGTTGCTGATGTTGCGGCCAAGCTCTGTGCTATCCACTGAACGGCCATCACCAGCGGTGGGGCCTTCACGATAACCAAGCTGTTT